TCAACAGAATTTGCTGGAGAACCACCACTAATATACTCCATCCAATGTTCTAAAAACTTAAGAGTTTTATATTCATTATCAACATAAAAATCTAAAGTTATTTGAGTGAATTTTCTTGTATGCGGTCTTTTCTCAACAACTCCTTGATAATCACCTACTATATCAGCAGTTGCAAATCCACTTCCAGGTAAAGAAGCACGATTACAAAGTAATCCTATCTGATCGGAATGAAATCTCCAATCAACTCCTTTACTTTCAAGGAAATCTCTTAAACCACCTGGCGGCATACTAAATTGCACCAAATAATTAGAAGTTTGTGCAACATTTTGAAATGTTGGCAATATCTGAGATATTTTCTTTGGGATTGGTGCTGCCACTACTCTAAATAGTTTTATTATATCATTTCTATTTAGATGGCTTATAAAGGAAAATATCAACCATCTCACCCACGAAAGTATAAAGGTGATCCTACAAATATAATCTTTAGGTCGTTATGGGAAAGAAAATTTATGGTTTATTGTGATAAAAATTCTAATATATTAGAATGGAACAGTGAAGAAATAATTATTCCATACATATCTCCCGTTGATGGAAAACCGCATAGATATTTTCCAGACTTCTATATGAAGGTAAAAGAAACCAATGGTCAAATAAAAAGATATGTTATTGAAGTAAAGCCTTTAAAGCAATGTTCTCCACCTAAAAAACCAAAACGTCAAACTCCTGGTTATATTCGTGAAGCATACGAATATGCAAAAAACCAAGCAAAATGGAAAGAAGCAAGAGAATGGTGTGCTGATAGACAATTGGAATTTAAAGTGGTTACTGAAAAAGAACTTGGGATAAAATAATGGCATCTTTTATTAATCGCCAAAAAGAAAAACTAAGGCAAGCAAGAGAATCAAGAAATAGAATATCACATATACTTAATGATTTAATTGGTACAGAACACCCTGACGATCTAATGATGAAAATCATAGAATCGTTAACAGAAGGTAGTAAAAGACCATCAGAAGGAAAATATTATGTATTCTTATATAAAGCAAAAACTCCCAACTTAAGATATGATCAACATCCAATGGTAGCAGTTACTGATGTTTTTGAATGGGGGTTTCGTGGAATCAATTTTCACTGGAATACAATGAGACAATATACATGGAATGAAATAATAGGTGGACTATATGAAATTACACATTCTGAATTAACTGATCTTGATGGTATACCTTTTGCAAGATTTCGTATAAATAGCTGATAATACTAAAATAGGTCGATAATGGCAATGGGAACCTGGCGGGTAGATCCGCAAGAAAACAGAGATCTTCAGAATAAGTATAGACAAGAAAATAATTTATCAGAACTAACTACACCAGTAAATGGTGGAGATAGTAGTTCTGGACAACCAGGAAAATATGGATCACCAGGGTTCTATAGTTATCCAGAAAAAAGAAGCGTTTCTGATGGAGAAGATTCTTTACTTATACAAGCTGTTAAATACCTTGCACCATCATCAGGAGATCCAGATTTTAAACTTAATATGGATATTGAAAAAGGTCAGTTAGGAAATATTGGAGGTAAAGGAAAAATAGATGCAGAATTTAAAATGAATACGGGTATGCATACTCGTTATAAAAGATTTACTGATTCTGATACTGGTGGTGCATATAAAAAGAAAACAAGATTTTATGTAGAACTCCCAATACCTCAAAATATAAGTGCTTCATCATCAACCCAATTCCAAGAAGATGATAGAAATATATTCACTCTTGCAGCATTAGAAATGGGTCAACTTGCTATGCAAGAAGGTGGAGATGTTGGTGAAGGATTTACTAAAGCAGTTAGTGCCATTAATTCAAATTTAGATATAGGATTACAAAATGGATCAATATCAAGAATAGTAAAAGCATCTATGACAAGTTTAGCACTTAATCAATTTGGTGCTAATATTAACGCAAATACCGTTCTTTCAAAAGCAACTGGACAAATCCTAAACTCAAATAAGGAATTATTATTCAGTGGTGTTAATCTAAGATCATTCCAATTTAGATTTAATTTTTCACCAAGAAGTTCTAGTGAAGGTGGTAAAGTTGCAAAAATAATAAGAATGATGAAACAATCAATGGCTCCTAAAGCAGGTGAAGATTATCAAAACTCTGGATCTAAAAATTCAAAAAATAGTGGTATATTCTTAGGTGCTCCAGATGTTTTCTTATTAAGATATCTACAAAGTGGAAAAGATCATCCTTTTTTAAATTCATTTAAACCATGTGTATTATCACAAATGAATGTTAACTATACTGGATCAGGAACTTATGCAACTTACTCTGATGGTACACCAGTACATACAGTTGTAGATATGACATTTAAAGAGATTAACCCAATTTACGATGAAGATTATGATGAAGAAAACCTCAAAGGAGTTGGATACTAATGGCATACATAAGAAAATTACCTAATGTAAGGTATCCATCACCATTACCAAATAAAACATCATCAAAAGATTTTATTACTATAAAAAATCTTTTCAGGAAAGTTAAACTATTAGATTGGGTATCAGAACAATCAGTAATATTTAATAGTTACATTATTCCTGACGAATCAAGACCAGATATAGTTGCAGATTACTTATACAGTGATCCAGAATTAGACTATGTTGTTATTCTTGTGGCAAATATCACTAATATTGAAGCAGAATGGCCACTATCAAACGCAAATTTATATGAATATGCTGTAAATAAATACGGTCTTGAAAATTTAAATGCTACTCATCATTATGAAACTATAGAAATTAGAGATGAAAAAGACAGATTAATATTAGAAGCAGGTAAAGTTGTAAACGGACCTAATGAAACTTTTAGAACTGCAGACAATAATGGTGGAGCAGATGCTATACCAGAGTTTACAATTGATGGTCCAGCAAAAAGATATAATGGAACATCAAATACTTGGTATGGGATAATAGGAGGAGAAAAAATTAATTATTCTGGAGAAACAATTAAACCTACAATAGGTATATCTAACTATGAATATGAAGTAGGTATAAATGAACAAAAAAGAAATATAGACATACTTAGACCAGAATATTTACAGATATTTAATAATGATCTTGAAGAATTATTGAATTACCATAGAAGTTCTCAATATATAAGTCGTAAATTAATTACAACAGAAAATACACGTTTATTTAATTAAAAAAGACCCACCCGAAGGTGAGTCTTTCCAATATTCAGGCTCTCTTGGATCATCTTTCGGATCCCAGTAGAAGAAATTCATCTGGGATAACCTACAATGTTTAAGAGGCTTGATTTTCATTATTCTGCAGCAAGTTTAGAAAAATACGACATTGCATCATCATCTTCATCTTCTGTAGTAGAAGATCTTGATACTGATTCTACTGTCTCAACAGGAGCAGATGCTTTAACATCTTCAAACTCTTGCTCTACAGTTTCAGCATCGTTACGAACTGGCTTATTGCCAAGAACATATCCAAGACGAGTCTTGAGTTCATCATAAGATTTAAACTGATCGGCAGCAACTAATTCTGCTAATGAGTACTCTTTTTTCCAAATTGCTTCCATAGCGTCATCATCTTTCAACAATGCACTGGTAGAGGCAAACTCAGAAGAGTCATAGTTTCTATAACCAGCAACGTTCTTTGCCTTCAATTTGAAGTTAGCACCTTGCCAGAAATCGAATGGATCAATTGCTTCCTCATCCTCAAACTCAGGTTGCATTGCTGCAGTTAGTTTGTCAAAGATTTTCTTACCATATTTGTATAAGAATACTTTACCTTCGTTCTCAGGATTTGCTGGATCTTTTACAACGTAGATATTGCTGATGTAAGTAAGTTTACGTTTCTGCTTACGAGCAGTATCTTTACCTGCGTCTGTTCCATTGTTCCAGAGTTGTGAGTTAAACTCAGATACTGGATCTTTTTGTCCCAAAGTAGTAAGGGAATTTTCAATGTACCAACCACCAGGACCTTGGAAGGCATGGGAGTATAGTTTTACAAATGGTAGATCTTCACCATCTGGTGCAGGTAGAAAACGAATAACAGCATAGCCGTTACCGCCTTTGTCTACTTCTAGTTTCCACAGACGATCATCACCTTGACCGCCATTGTTGTTCATCTTTTCGACTTCTTTTACCAGTTTAGCGGTAAGAGAGCCAAGTTTGGATTGCTTCTTTAAAGATGCAAAAGACATTTGGATACCTCGGATTAATTTAGATTAATTTGGATTTGGTTTTATTATAACAAAGTTTCTCTTAATAGTCAATCTTTGACTTAAGAGATTCAATTGTTTGTGTCATACCATTGAATAATACAGATATATCAGTACCTGGTGGAAAACCCAACATAAGAACTGATTTTTCTAATTCACCTTTCATTTTCTTAGCAGCAGGATCATCAGACAAAGATAACCTTGTATACATAACCCTCTGTTTATCCAACAATTCAGTTAGACTATCAATGTGTTCCAATTGATCTTCACGGTCCATGGTTTCAAAATGAAATCCACTGTTGTAGATACTTTCTTGAAGATGATTAATTCTCATCAATTCATCCCTTATAATGTCTGAATCAAAGAAATTACTCATTTACTATGTCCCTTAATATTTTTTTAAAATGGAATACATTTATATTTAGGAAAGGTAAATATTTTTTTAATTTTACACTTACGGTTTCCCATACAGGATCTGGGAGTTTTTTATCAAACTTATTCTTAAAAGAAAAGATTTTTTCAAGAATTGCAAAAGTTTCCAAACTAATATCACCACCAAGATATTTTTTTAGAACTATTGGATGCCCCTTCGAGCAATTGAATACTTCGTCTAAGTTTTTCTCCAATAGTAATTCGCTGCTTTGTTCTGTGAACAAGTAAGTCAAACTCTGTTGACGTTTCATCCATTCTGAGTACGTTCTTTCTCCAGAATTGATAATTTCTCCAATCCATAAATTTTGTGGGTTAGTAGCGTTTACGAAATTTGATAAAAGAAAATCTATCACTTCTTGATCCGAATACTTCCTTGAAGTCTTCTCAAACCAATACTTATCTTTTCTTTTATTAAACGATGCTATTGTAGCACGAGATTTACCAGCATACCTAAAAAAGTCATATTTAGGGTTAGTAAAATGACTTTTCATACCAAGATATGCCTGATAAGTCTCAAATGGTGTCACCTTCATCCTCTTCAGTCTCAAATTCAGTAATAGCATCAATAGGCACTTCTGCCTCTCCTACCCGATACCAATGAACCATTTCACCAGTCTTCCAACTTTTTCGTTCACCAAGATATTCAAGGTCAGGCATATTATAATCACGCAAAATCGCTTGTAAACGATGATGCAATAAATCAAGTTCAGAAATTTCCATAATTAACGATATAATGAATCCTTATCTACTTTAAATCCTTTTCTTTTAACTGCAATATTAAAACTTACACTAACACGTTCATGATCTGTTAAATTAGGATGAGTATCATGCCATAAATTACCTGGCCATAATGCTAATAATCCTTGTTGTAGATGTAAAGATAATCTATGATTCATCTTTGAATAAATGAAATTTGAATTATAATCCCTATGATTGGAATGATATTGTAAACTACCATCCTGACCATTAGTTTTTAAATAATAAACACCAGATATATCAGTATCACCATGATAATGCAATGGTGCTTTTTGACCTTTATTAGTTTTAGTGAACCAAGAATTTGTAATTATATAATCAACATTTGGTTCAACAATATCATTTACATATTCAGGATTAGAAGCAGCAATTCCCAAATCATTAAAATAATCCATTAGATTGTTATGTATAAAATCTATGAAATTATTACATTTAAACCTTACTATATCATTGTCCGAGAATAAATCTCCATTTTCATTTAAACTCAAATCATGATTGTCATTTTGTGTATCAGTAAAATTTAATTTATTAAAAGCATTAGTCAACTCTTTCTGTATATTATCATATTGCATACCAGAACATGTATTAAAATAAATTGGAGTTGGAAATATAGGATGAGTTGGCATAATTAAATTGGTAGTTTTGCTTTAGAAGTTGCCTTCATAAAGTTAAGACGAGTAGCATCCCATTTCAGTCGTTCTTTCAATGGTTTTGAAATTAATTTACTTACTGATTCTATCTCAATGTTATTACTTTCGCAATAGTAACATATAGCATCAATATAATTAAATTGTTCTTCTGCAACAAGTTTTTCTATTTCCATAGCAAACTTTGCTGGACTTAGAAATTTACTCTCTATAGCCTTTTCCAGTTCTTTATTCGGTTCCATAGAGCTCCAATTTATCTGTAACAAATTTGTTAATGTATTTGCTGAGAAGTTTGATGTACTTCGCTTTGTCTCGTTCTTCATAAATCACACACTCGCCATTTTCGCAGGCCATAATAATTACAAGTTTTTTAATTGATATTCCAGTCATCTCATACAACATACATCCGTATGCCATACACTGAACAAAATAGTGTTCTATCCAATTCCGTGGTTTAGGTTTCTTTGATGTTTTAAAATCTATTATCGCTAACTCGCCATCATACTCAGCAATACAATCAACGGTTCCAGCAACACCTAATTCTTTACTATATAGCGGTCCTTCCAGAGCGTATATATTGTTTATTTTATTAAGATGCCCCTTAGAAATCTTAAATAAAAAATCAGAAATAGGACGTAATCCTTTAGGTAAATCTTCATTCTTTAAATAATGTTCTGTAAGAGTATGCATATCAGTACCACGACCAGTTGCTGCCTTAGTGATACGATCTGCTTCTTCATTACCTACCTTCTTTCTCCACTTAACAAAAATCTCTTTATTAAAATGACTGGTTACTGAGGTAATAGAAACCATTTTGACGAGTTCTTCCTCATCAGGTATCTTATAATAACGAACTCCATCAATATGCTCTCTTTCAAGAGGTTGGAGATCTAAATCAACATGATTAAATGGCATAATTATTACACCTATTTTTAGGTAGTTTCATATCTGGAAGAATTAATTTTGATATAAAGAAAAGTTGAATTAATCTAAAGTCATCATCATTATTCATCCAATAATTTGTCTGACCATGTGTGACTGATCCATCATAAGCAAGTAATCTATTATAGACGTTTTTACACTCCATAACAGATTCATAACAAGAACTATGACCTTTAATATTTTCCCTATATTGATTAATAGAGTCAATATTACTCCTTGGTGATTGTAAATTTTCAGTATCAGAACCTAAAACATCATAAAAAACTTTTTTATCATGTGATTCATCATCTTCACGTTCCCAATCATCTAATTCTTTTATTTGTTTATAAAAAGAAGTTCCTGTATCTAATGGTGCATCTGGTGTTAAGTAAACAATACCTGCAAGAATTGTTTGCCCATCATCATGTATCCATCCTTGGTTAACTGGATCATTAATATCCGAGTTAAACCTCCATCCCTTTTGAAAAATGCAATCAGCGTACCATTGCATTCCTGGTACTTCATCTATACCATATACTGATAAAAGTTTTTGTACACATTTATAATGTAAATTTGGATCAATTGAAGATAAACATTTAGTTCTTAGGTGTGGATGAACACCACCTTGCGAACTATAGGAAAGATCAAGTGCAAAATCCCTAATAAAGTCTGGATTATTATAGAAGTTATCATAACATACTATAGGAAATCTCATAAACCACTTTCAAGTTTTGCAATGATATATTCTTTGACAAGTCCTGAACGAACTATGTCATCAACACCAAATTCTATTATATCAAAAGATGGCATTTTTCGCAAGATGTTCATAAAATCTACAATACCATTACGATCATTAGTTTTAGTAAGATCGCTTTGACTTGCATCACCACAGAACATAATTTTTGAGTTTTCGCCCACACGAGTGATGATAGAATCTAATTCGTGGAAATTGAGGTTTTGAAACTCATCAACGATCACGATTGCATTATCTAATGTTGTGCCACGAATAAAAGAAGTACTCCAAAACTTAATACTTTCCTGTGCCTTTAAGTTACCATAAAGCATCTCAAAGTCAGCATCAGAAGGCATCTGGAACATATACTTCACCATATTCTTATATGGAATCTGGTAGATATCTGCCTTATCTTCATGATCACCAGGTAAGAACCCAATTTCACGAGTAGACACTAATGAACGAACCAAATAAATTCTCTCATATGGAGTATCTGGAGAAAGAACGTCCTTTAATGCATTATATAAGGTAATAAAAGTTTTACCTGTTCCAGCAATACCATAAGCAACAAGATGTTTTTGTTCTTTATAAGAATCAAACAATCTTTTCTGATTATCCGTTAATGGATTAATATCAATAAGATAATCGGTATTAATTGGTTTCTTTCTTTTTATTTGTTTGGTCGTCAATCCAACCCCAATCGGTTGTTCGACCTTCTTTTTTCTTGCCATTACAATATAACTCCCTAAAGTGTTTGGATAGTTTTATTTCTTGGAGCTGATTTTTGTGCTTTCTTCAAAACTTCATTCCAACCAGGTGCTTTCTTTCTAAGTTTATCTTTCCATTCACCAACTTCTCCAGTACCAGGACAAGTAGAAGGATCAGACCAATCTCTATCCCATTCTGGATTATCAGTTTTCCACTGATCCCATTCAGTGACACTCATTGCTACTTCTTTCTGTTCTCCTGTTTTTTTATTTACTACTGGGTATGTTGCCATGATAATCAAATTTGGTAAAATTATTTAGACCCATCCAAGGGCTTCGGAAACCGAAGGAAATTGTTCGGTAAAGATAGATCTTGCCTTTTCCACAACATCCATATGCTCTTTCTGTGTACCGTGTGCAGATCTCAAATTAATGTAGTGAATCCAAGAACGGCACGAACCAGTCATATACAGACGGGTTGGAGTGGCAAGTGGAAGCACAAATCTGGCACATTCCTTTGCGACTCCGTTTTCTAACAGAGCATTATAAAGATTCATAGAATCCTCAAAGTGTCTTGCAATTAGTGCCTGATACTCCTCTTTTTTCTCCTGTGGAATATCATCATTACTATTCTGACGATTCTTCAAATCCTGACTACGAAGATCTGGTACAGGAATCTCAGTATCTAAGAGTTTTGTATCGGCATATCTCTGAGAAAACTCCTGAAACGTGAAACTCCTATGTCTTAGAATTTGGGCCGCTAATCCCCTCGTCGTCTCGATCTCCAAAGTCATCGAGGATTGTTCAAATACACTCCAATGATTATGTTTAATACAATACTTTAATAACCCCGAATAATTCTCATTTTGCTGGTTTGAAGGATTTGATACTCTAGCGATATACGCCATCATCTTCTCAGCATCGGGTGTGATACTAACAAATTTAACGTTCATTAAGTTCCTCTCTAACTATTCGCAACTGTGCTTTCATATCTTCAAGTTGTTTATCTGTATGAAGATGTTCTTGACTAATCCAATATTCAAGCGTTTGAATTAGATTTGTTGCTCTACTAGTCATTAGTAATATTATTTGAATATATTATAGCATAAAAAAAGAAGGGGTTCAACCCCTTCCTCTTTTCTTTTTAGCTATTCCTATCAAACAGTAGTAAGAACACGTTTGTGTCCTTCAGCATCAACAAGGAATTTTACACCACGGTAAGATTCTTCATGTTCTACTGGTTTTGCCTGTCTGTTAGGACGATGCTCAGTGTCGTATGTGACACCACGATAAGTGACTTTTGCCATTGGGTTTCTCCAAAGTAGTAGGGGTTTTAATCCGTTCCTTTAGTCAACTTCTGCGTCCCATAAACATCCTTGAGTGCTACCTCTTACCATTTGAACCAATTCGGTTCTATATTGAGTCGAAGGTGATATCTTAGTGATAATCCCCTTTGCCTCTTCACAAGTTAAAAGAGTAGCGAGTAGTATGTCCATAGGATGAACGATCCGTTCCGAGTCGGCTTACTTGCGACCTGAATGTATCAGGTTGAACGATTGTGTTAATAATAACACATTTTAACTATTTAGTCAATAGAATATGTAAATTTGTTACATCGACCCTACAGGTCAAAAAAATTGCGGAGTTTTTTTTCCCCGATATATGGAATTAAAAGTCGAATTTGGTTTACCGCCCTTTCTTTTTCCTCTTAGGTGCATTAGGTGACTGATAACCCCACATTTTAGGTGAAATAGTTCCCTTACCATATTGGATATCTTTTAATCCACCCTTAAACTTATCCCAATACATATCAAAGAGTTTAGTCTTTGTACCTCTACTTAAATCTAAAAGAGTCTTATCATCAACAACATACTTGATAATAAAAGCATCAGTAGGTACTTGTACAGTATTAACATCTGCTAAACTACCATTAGAAACTAAAATCTCACAGCAATATTTGTCCTTAGAACTTTCTTTTTCTTCCTTAGTCCAAGGTTCAAACTTAGGTTCTGGTTTAGGTTCTAATTTCTTTTCTTCTGTTTTTTCTACTACTTCTTTAGTCATGATCTATTAACGTTCCAAACAATTTGAGGAAATGCTTCTGATACAACTTCCCTTGTAATCTTATACTTATCAGATAACTTTTTATCTTTAACTAAAATAAGAATCTCTGCTTCAAGTGGATGTAATCCTTGAAGTATGTTTATAAACATAGTCTCTCTACGAAGACTTGAAAGACTTGCATTACCACCCTTAACAAAATTATAAAACGCCTTAAATTCCTTACGAATAGTTGTTTGACCCTGATCGTTTGATCCAAGAGAAGTTGTTCTAAGTTCACCCATCTTATCTACAGCATCCTGAATCTTTTCAGATAAAGTTCCTGTTGTCATTTCATCTTCTTTAGTATTACCATAAGGAACTTCACCTGGTGGTAAAAGAGAAATTATACCTTCATCAAAATTCCAAATAAGAAGTGCTCTAATTGAAGGATCATTATATCTTTGAAGTGTTTCTACTTTTAATGCTTTACTTCTCATTTTAGAGACAGCATCAAATACTTCAAAAGCAAATGGATTTGTTGGAAGATCTGGAACCTTCTGAGCAGTAACCGTTTTTGCTTTTGTTTTTGTTGCTGGTTTTCTTGTTGTTGACGCTTTTCTCTTAGTCGTCGCTGTCTTCTTCGTCGTTGTCATAATTGTTTTCAAATCTAAATGCTACAATGTCATCTGGAACTAAATTTCCATTACCGTCAAACATCTCAGGATGTATTCTTGGTATTTCTTGATAGTTCATCATGTATTCTCTGGCAACCCAACCACCAATAGCTCCTACTATAAGGAATAATATTGTTAAAAAAGATCCAAATACTAAACTTATTGCTAACATGTCTCTTTCTCCTATTTTAAGTGTGGTTATATGTAATGGTTTGGTTTTCCTTTTACCTCCAGTTAAGATGAATTCAAACCCACGATCTATATTATAATCTGGTTTATTTATATCTTGCTTAGACGATTTTATTTTCTTGGAAGAATTGGATGGTTTCGGTACACCCTCCAAGTTTTTGTCTTTTACCATTATCGTCACATATTATTTGAGGAAAAGTAGAACCTTCACCAAATTCAGCATAAAAATTTTCCCTATTAAAATCAATGCCTAAATTATACACCACATGACTCTGATTTGTCAACTGCATTACTTCCTTTATCTTGTTGCAATAAGGGCAACCATCCCTACTATAAATGGTAAAATTCATTACTTTTTTATAAAAAATTATTTAGATGATTATTATATCTCATTTGTGTTATAATTAGTAGTAGTATTAGGAAATCATAAATTGATTATATTAACAGGATCAAAAGGATTTATAGGTCAGAACTTTCTTAAGTATCTGATAGAGCATTCTGATGAAGAAATAATTACAGTTGATGAAAATGATTGTTGGGATTGGATAGCATACTTTAAAGACTGGGATAAAGTATCTCTTATACTACACCAAGGAGCGATCTCAGACACGACAGAAAGAGATATAGATAAACTCCATAGAACTAATGTTTGGTTCACCATAGAGTTGTTTGAGAAGGCAATAGAGCATCAAATAGATGTTAAATTTGCTTCATCTGCATCAGTATATGGTAATACAAGAAAAAGTTTATGGGCAACAACACCGAATAAAATATCTCCATTAAATTACTATTCTATCACCAAGCTACAGATAGATTATTACATACAAGACAACTTAGATAAGTTCTCATCCATTCAAAGTTTCAGATACTTTAATGTGTATGGACAAGGAGAAGATCATAAGGGAGATCAGGCAAGTCCAGTACATAAGTTTACACAACAAATAAAAGAAACAGGTAAACTAAAACTGTTTGAAGGATCAAGTAAGTATCTAAGAGATTTTATTTGGGTTGGGGATATAGTAGAAGTCGTTCTTAATAATGATAAACCATCTGGGATCTATGATCTTGGAACCAGTAACCCAGTTAGTTTCAAAACTGTTGGAGAATTGATAGCATTAAAATATAAAGGAGAAATAGAATACATTCCATTCCCAGAACACCTAAAAGGAAAATATCAATATCTAACTATCGCAGAGAAGGTATGGGACTACCAGTTCATAAATGTAGCACAGTATCTTAATCTCCTCTAAAGATCCTATGCGAATCCATATCAAAATGTTGTGTAGAGAACTCAAATAATTCAGAATCCTCAAGAGCAACCATCTGATGTCTCATCTTTCTTGGAACGTGAAACTTATCACCTGGTTCTAAAAGTCTACTATGCGACAAACCTATATTATTACCATCACCATAAAAAAGATGTATTTTACCCGACTGTAAATAAAAAGTTTCATCTTTTAAAAGATGGTAATGCCAAGAACACCTTTTACCCCTTGCAATAAACAAAATCTTACCACAATATTCTGAGGTGTTACATATCCACTTCTCATAACCCCATCCTTTTTGAACAAATTTAATTTCTGATGAGTCTTTCAATATCATTCTCCGTTAAAACATAAGTTCCTGGTTGTTGAACAGAAATTGCTGCTGATCTATTGCCCAACATAAGTGCTTGATCTATATTACCATACTTTATATAACCATAAACTAAACCTGCTAAAAAAGTATCACCTGCACCCACAACATCATATACTTTTACTTTTTCTGCTGGATATAATGTATTATTGTAAATACATCCTTCCGACCCTTTGGTTACTATTAAGTTGTTTATATTATAGTCATCCAACTTCCCATATTCTACATCATTTATCTTAACAAAGCAATTTTCTTTGTTTGGAAGTATAGATTTCTTACTATCAATAAAAACTGGTTTATTTGTACTATTTACTATCTCAAATATCTTATCTATAGAAAGATATCCTTTATTATAATCTGATATTACAACAGCATCAAAACTATCAGTAGAAACAGGAACCAATAAAGGTTTTACTCTTTTCTCATCATCAACCCTAAGTATCTGCTGATTAGATTTTTCATCAATAAATCTTGTCTTTACAATCTTCTCAGGATTAGTTAAAAATGTTATATCAATACCAAATGCCTGTAAATTTAAACAAACATTACCAGCCATACCCGTCTTAGTTTCTACCCTACCAAGATTCATTACGGGAACTGGTGCTTCAGGACTTATCCTATCACAATTCCCATAGATATATTCATCTTCACAACTATCACCAAGTAAGAGAACTCTCATCTATCTTTTTAATAACATTACTACTGGAATAGTTTCCTACTCTGGGAAGAAATCTAACTTCTTTAACAAATTCTTCACCAACAACATCACCACCTCTCCAATCATCACCTAATAGTATTATATCAGGATCATATAATTGTATCAACCCCTCCAACTCTTGTCTACTACCAAAAGTATGCACAACATCAATATATTTAATTGCCTCAAGCATAGAAACCCTATAACAAAGATCGTTTATAGGGCGATGATCACCTTTGTCAGTACGAATCTTCTCATCAGTATCAGTAGCAACTATAACTCTATCACCTAACGCTCTAGCAGCCTTGAACAGTTGAATATGTCCAGGATGTAAAATGTCAAATGTCCCATTACACCAAACTATTTTCATTGTATAGTATTATTCATCTCAGTATGCTATAATATATAGAGTGTATTGTCAAGTCCTTTGTTATGACAACTGTTTATTGGTCGCCTTGGTATATTAATCATGATTTATATGTAGAAAATTATTTGGCACATCATGAGTTAGAGAATGTATATTCAGAATTAGTAGAATTTAAAAACAAAAGTAATATAGAAGATAATTTTTTTAATTGTCATGCATTTAAAGGACTAACAAAAAATTTATATTCATTAAAAAATCCATATAGTGTTGATTTAATATTTCAAAATGGTCAATGTATTTCTAAACATCCACCAAAAGTAGGATATGACCTATCAATGACATCTTCTGCAAAATCACCATCAATGATAAATTCATTGACAATTAATTATTGTGTTAATTGGATATTTTTTGCAGACAAACCAGTGATATTACAATCATATCAACCTTGGATGCATAAAACATATGCATATAATAATGCATTTTATGTTCCAGGAACATTTGATATATCACAATGGTTTAGACCATTAGAAGCAGCAATACAACTATTTCCAGGCGAAAATACATTTAAATCCGTAGAGGGTGAGCCATTAATATATGTAAATTTATTATCAGAGGAACCAATAAAACTAAAAAAATTCTATCTAACAGAAAACTTGATTAAACATACAAAAAGTTGCACCAATTTAAAGTATTATAAATCATTTAAATCATTATCCAATCTTTATAAAGTATTTAAATCAAGCAGACTAAAAAATAAAATATTAAGTGAAATACAAGCAAACGTAATGGATTAATCAAATGTTTTTCAAAAAGAAACCATATAAATTAACATTCTATACGAATGATCAAAGTGTTTTTACAAACTGTAAACCAAAAGGCACTATTGATAATACAGAATGGTTAAGAAGTTTAAAAAGCACATTTAAACACTATGACCAAAATACTAATTCTGAATGGGATGTCCCTACAGTAAAGAATTGTCCTGGAATTAATTATTTTATGAATGAGGGACTAAAATTTTCATTATGGAGAGATGTTAAAATAAGAGTAAACCCAGATGGAATAATAGATTCTTTACCTACAGCAACTCCAGAGGATTCTATGCCAACTTTTGGACAACATGAACCAGATCAATATAAATTTCTATACTCAAGTGATACTGCACCATTTAAACTTAACAACCCTTGGTTAGCTGTTTGTGATTCTGATATAAAATTTTTATTTGTAGAGTCTCATTATTCTACGAATATATTCAGAGATAATCATATGTATATTCCACCTGGTCTTGTTGATTACAAATATCAATATTCCACAAACGTACATATATTAACCAAAAAACAACAAAATCCGTATGAAATATATCTTCCATACGGAACTCCTTTATTCACAATACATGCTCTAACAGAAAGAGATATTGATGTAGATTATAAGTTAGTAAGTGACGATGAACTTAATAATCTTGCACAACATTTCCCCAAATGTCCTATGAGAAAATACTATGAATATATGAAGAAATTTAAGTCTCCTCAGAACAAGTAGTATTCTCACAACAAGGTTCTACAATATCCTCAGAAGGATTAGGTATATTAATTAACTTTTGTATCTCTGGAAGATAAAGATATTCAATCTCACTTCTTTCCAGAGTATTAATAGCATCATCAATAGTCTCAACTAAAGGCTCTCCACCTAAATTAAATGATGTATTAAACAAAATAGGAACTTCTGTTATCTTTTCAAATGCAGAAATCAAATTATAATAATTTTCATTTTGCTCTTTAGTAACGGTCTGTATTCTACATGTTCCATCAACATGTATAACTGAAGGAATTTTTTCTTCTATACCATCTAAACATTTAACAGCATACATCATATGCGGTGTCTCATCTCTTCCCACAAGATCAAACCAATCATTAACCTTTTCCTTTAGAATTGAACAAGCAAAGGGTCTAAACCATTCCCTATGTTTAACACCATTAACAATATCCTTCCCATCCTTAATAGTAGGATCAAAAAGTATTGAACGATTACCAAGTGCTCTTGGACCACCCTCAGATCTTCCTTGGAAAATAGTAACTATGTTTCCATCACGAATTAATTGTGCAATATCATCATATGATGTATCTTTAACATCCAAATCACCAAATGATTTTTCATATGTTGAAATATCATATTGAGGACCATAATAAACAGATTCTTGTTTAGATGGTTTATCAGTCTCAGTGAGTTGATGATATATCATCTTGGCTGCACCTATAGATGTTCCACCATCATGAGAAATAGGTTCACAGTAAATATTAAGATCTGGAAATTCCTTCCAATATTCATAATTAGCTACACAATTAAGACCATATCCACCACAAACAACAATATTCTTTTCACCAGTTTCTTCATGTGCTTTACGAATTAATTTTATTATCTGCTTTGAAGTCTGATCCTGAATAGCATAAGCCATATCCTTTTGGATCTGTGTATGATCGTTTTTAGTTGTATCCCAATTATCA